TTTTTTTTTTTTTTTTTCTTTTTTTTTTTTTTGTTTTTTTTTTCCCGCAAGGGCGGAAAGAAAAGACAGAGAAGGAAAAGATAAAGTTAAAGAAAGTTAAATTCAAAACAAAAAAATCCAATCTGATCAGAATGACTATCGGTTAAGGACAGCAAAAAGTGAGTTTGTTGACATCAGGGTCAGAGGTCTATTCAGCACGGTTGGCAGCAAGCTGGTGGTAGCGAGAGGCAATAATTTGAGCATATTGCACCTTAAGGCTGATGGGACTAGAATAGCGGAACGGCATCATACGCCAGTAGTCGCCTTGGTGGACGAGGTTACCGGTGACGGCAGTTAACGCATTCTGGGTGATAAGCGATTCGTACCACTTAATGTTAGTGTGGGTGAGAATCGCATATTGTTCGGCTTGTTCTTCGACCTCGTGGTCAGCATGTTGAAATTTGACAGCAAGTTGATTTGGTATTTCACGGCGGGGAGCATAGCGGGATGTGGCGAAAGGTTCGATCATAGCAGCAGTAGGATAAAACCAGTTTCGGGTGGCTACGTTGTTAACGGGGATTCCGTAGGTAACGACAGCACCTATACCAGTGAGGGAGATAGATTTGAGAGGCACAGAACCATTGAAGTATTGGCAGTAAGTTTGCATCACTGAAGAAGTAAACTGAAACCAATTGAGTTGGTCTGAACCATCTTGGGCTTGGAAGCCAAGCAACTGAGCGTAATTGACGAGCGGGGGACGAGCGGCATCAGTACGGGTAATACCAGAAGCAAGGGCAGAGTTCCAAAAAGCACGAGCGGCATCGAATTGAGCATTAGTGGTGAAAAGGGAGCCACAAAGTTGTGGTCCAAGTCTTGAGTTGGCGGGGGTTGCACCAACACCACGGTTGAAAATGCTTCTATACCATTCAAAAGTACCATAATTGGCAACTCCGGCTACAATAGCACGGGTGGCAAAGTGGTGAAGTTGATCGAGAATAATGGCAGGTATGGGGATTTGACGAGCATAACTATCTCGAGCGGTAAATTGTTCAGCATTCCAGAGACTTGCAAAAGCAGGCATGGCAGGAGTAATGTCACCTATCCAGTCAAAAGGGCCATTTACGGCAGCAAGGGATTGAAAGAAAGGAACTAAAGGTCCAGGGATCATGCATTCATGGATTTGCAGATGAGAGATGAGAACATCGATGATGGGAGCTAGATGGCTAGCATAGCCAGTGTTTATGTAAACACGGCAGATCATAACATTCCAGAGAACAGCTATGTAAAGCTGGGAGACGATAGGGAGCCAAGCAGGGGAGGACCTAAGAAATCGGTCAGTAGAGTTCATCATTTGGTCACACATACCCAAAACGTGAAAGAGCATTTGGGAGTCAGGGACAAAGAAGTTAACACCACGACGTTGTTCAGTATACATCGGGTAGGCAGCGGAGAGTTCGAGGAGAGCAGGAGCTCCAGGAGCATGGTGGTTGCTGGCAGCGGGCACAGGGCCATGGGGTTGGCGATTGCGACGGGCAGGGGGAGCAGGCGGCGTTTGGACGGCGCCAGGAGCAGCAGGGGCTACAGGGATGTGAGTAGGAGGGTTAGGGGGAGGGACGGAGCCTTCAGGAAGGGCAGGGCCATTGGCGTCAGCAGGAGGAGTGTTGTGATTCATGGTTATCGAGCGGCTTGTTAAAGCGGTAGAGTAAGTAAAAAGTTGAGGTAGAGCAGTTG